GTTGAGACCCCTCTGTTTCTTCCACGTATTTTTTTGCAACGTGTTGGATGTGAGTTAAGAATCCCATAGGTACTTCAATTATATTTGCACCCAATGAAATTGCTTCAGTTGTTAAATGAAAGTGTTTCCCTTTTGGAAGAACAACTGTCCCCTTTATACCCAAATCTTTGGTAACATGAGCCAAAGCAACTTGTGCATATCCAACACGAGGCGAAGCATAAACCCATTCTTTTACGTTTGGTTGTGCACTTAGAAACCTATAAAGGAATCTTCGCTTTGTTCCACCTGGAAGTAAATCATCTCTTACAACCCAAAATCTGCCATGACGTTCAACAATTGGATTCGGTAAGTTAGTTTCGACTGGCGGTGCATCGTATTCAAAAAAATCATTCATAACCAAGTAACTTTGCTAAATGTTTTGCTCTTTTGGAAGGTTGTGACTTTCCATTAACAGGAAGAAAGGGGCATACTTTTGCATTCTCATAAACAACCTTTGAGTAATCTGAAAATTGATCACAAGTCAAATCGACGATTGTTCCGTCTGGCCACTTTATAAAACGATGTAATGATTCATCACCATCTATTTTCAATCCATAAGGTTTTGAACCTTTTGGTGCTATGTAATGTAGAACAAACTCAGATACAACATAACAAAAATTACGAGTTGGATTATTTACATCGTATTCTTCTCGCATTTTTTTATTGTGTAAAAACTTAGGACCCATTTCTATCAAAGCATCATGCAAATCTTTTCGATTCAAATTAGCAATCCGAAACATCTTGTCAAGGTTTTCTGTATCTATTCTATTCATTATTGATTTACGAAAAATTTATAACCAGTTAATTCCTCAACCTTTGAAAGAGGAACGATATATGTTTTCCAATCTAACTTGCGAATACCATTGATGTTTGGCATAACAACCGCAATCTTTTCGATTGAGCCGTTTGGTTTCTTTACCATCATCACTTTAAATACAAACTGTGGTACGGGGAAGGTTTTATTTTTCTTATTAAGATATACCGTCTTACCTGTTTCATAAACTGGTCCAACTACAATCCAAAACTCATAAGTAGAATCCTTACACATTTTCTCAACCCATCTCTCACAATCTAACCAAGGACCACGATTTAATTCTGGTGTTTGTGGAAAGACGTTTGACATAACAAATGTTTGGCGGTTTGCCTCATTCGTACAAGTTCTTTCTTCTGAACGAACTGCGTGTCCTTTATCAAATCCTGAATTTTCAAAGTCAGTATTTGTTGGACGTGGTAGGTCTATCGGAAGGAGTGAGTCCTTGAAGAATGGTCCATGAAATCTTGGAACTGGTCCAAAGTCATCTTTACCAAGTCTGTGTAAAACCCAATTTGAAAATCCTGTTGTTCTGTTGAACGAGTAAATGAATTCGCCACGTTTGATGATAATACCATCATTTGTTTTTGCTGGTAAACCATATTTCTCATGGGCGCCTCGTTGTGCATAACTCGATACAAAAGATACTGTTAATAGTGATAAAACTAATATACGTCTAAAAATATTCGTCATTCAATTCTCCTAATTTTTAATTTCCTGTACTACCAAATCCACCATCACCGCGTTCAGTTGAAGACAAATCATCAACTTCTTCCAAATAAATAGTTGGATATGGTATAATGATAAGTTGACCAACTTTTTCCCCTGCCTTATACGATTCGTTTGAGTTGTTGAATCTTAGCATAATTTCACCACGATAACCTGAATCAATTACACCAACAGAATTCTTTAGATAAAAGTCTTCCAACTTTGAAACAGATGAACGTGGAAATATCAATCCAACATATCCCTTTGGTATTTCCACGGCAATACCAGTTCCATATTGAATGAATTTATCATTGTGTGATTTTGAAATCGCGGTTAAGTCAAGACCAGCATCACCATCCTTTGCATATGTTGGTCTGATTGCATCGGGATGTAACTTCTTGAATCTTACGTTCAACGTGTTATCATATCCACCTACTTCGTATTTTACACCATCGGGTGTTGTCCAGCGAACTGTACTATTCATTTTTACTCCTTACTTTATTGCTTGTTCGTAAACTGCTTTTGGTTGAATACCAACGAAACGCGATGTTTCGATTCCATTCTTTTGAACGATTACAACAGGGATGGAACGAATACCATTTACCTGTGCGTCTGCTTGGTTTTGGTCAACATCAATGTATTGATAAGATACCGACGGATTTCGTGATATAATTTCCTGGATTACAGGTTTTAGAGCTCTGCACGGGGCACACCATTGTTCTGCCCCGTAGTGTTTGATTATCGTCATTTCTTCTTCCTTTCTAATTTGATAACTTCATAATGTTTTTCTAGTATGTATGAACTAACTCCAAGTTCTTTTCTGGCATCGGCTATACTATCATAGTGGATTCCATTTACAATAACCGGTGTTGCGAATGGATTTTTACCACCAGACATTTTACCCACCAATGATTTTGAGATATTTTTTCTTCTCTGTTCTTTCTGTTCATCTGACATATTCTCCCAACTCCTACGAACTCCATCACGTCTCTTTTCTTTTTCTATCGAACTGTTCTGACCATATCGTTCTTCATAAGAGACATCGGTCAATAACTTTCGGTTGGATTCACGGATAATTTGACGTGTCTTTTCATTGTGTTTTTTTCCATAAAACGGATTTTTTTTACCAACATATGTCTCTGTTATTTTATTCAATGTATGAACATCACGTATTGATTTTCGATTCAGTATGCGAGCACTTCTCATATTCATTATATGTTCTATTGTATCTGAATCATATGCGTTTGCATATAGGATATGGGCCATCACATGGTCTTCAACCGATAATAGAACTAGGTTGGAAGGGTCATTCACAGACATATCTTTATCATCCCACAATTTTCGTGGAACTATATGGTGTCTGTGTAAAACCAAATCCGAAGAATAAGATTTCTTCGAACACTCTTTTATGAAGTTCACATACTCCAAGTATCTTTCCATGTTTGATTCTGTTGCTCTTTTCATACATATAAATATAAGACCACACCAATTAGCAGTAAAATTTTAGCGTACTTCCTTAAATTCTAATTCCGAAAGAGAGTGAGTTATTTGTTCGTTATTATTTGTTACGTGTGATTCATGATAGTGTCCGTGATACCATGTGAAGTTTGGACTTATCTTCACAATATCATAGTAGAGTATCTTCATTTCTTCTTGACTCTCCATTAATCTTGGTATCAAACGTTTATCAACCTTTGCAAAATGATTTACAATATGAGAATTGCTTATACTGTATGGGGAACATGGATGATAAACATCATGTGTGAATAGAAAATCAATTCTATCAAATTCACCATTAACGTGGCCACCGAATACCCATTCTAATGAAGCATATCCCTCATCAGACCAATAATCTACACCTTGCCGTCTATTTGACCTATCAACTGAAATAGCACCTCCAGCGAAATAACAATACTTGTCTTCTATCAAGAGTAGCGTATCATCTATAACAAATTGAATATTGGAGAATTCAAACCTAATTCCCTTATACCAAAGGGCAGGGTTATCGTGATTCCCACGAATAACATATAATTTAGAATCCGAATCCAACAATATCTGATTCAGTTCGTTGAGTTTACTCCATTCATTCTTTGGGTGTCCAAACCCAAGACCGAAGTCACCGAGTTGAACAAAGTTTACACCTGTGTTTCCCATCAAGACATTTTGTATCTTCAGAATGAGTTGATCAAATTTTCCGTGAACATCACCGATAGCGATAATCATTTTCGTAACCTTCTGTTTTGTGATTCTGTAATATACTAATAAGTTATGCCATATACAAATATGGTTTCCACTTTTCGTGAAGTTTTGTTTTGTGTGCCATGAAAAGTAAGTGGTGTGGTTGTTTTGGTTTTACTCTTAAATACAAACCGACTTCTTCAGGAGCTTTGTTGTCTTTCTTATTGTTACACTTGTGGCAGGCAGTAACAACATTATCCCATGTTGTTTTACCACCATAACATCTTGGAACAACATGGTCAACGGTTAGATTTTCATTTGAACCACAATAGACACACTTATGGTCATCCCTCTTGAATAGATTTTTACGATTCAATTGAACCCGTCTCCAATCCTTTGTTCTCAATTTTTGTTTCAAACGAATAATCAATGGACGTTTAAAAGTCATTGAAGGAGACCGTAAAACTTGTTCTGAATTCTCTATTAGTTCCACTTTGTCCAACCATATAAGCGATATGGCTTTACGGACACTTGTTAGTGTAACTGGTTGATACCATTGATCTAAAACGAGAACATTTTTACTCTGTTGCATATAGTGTTTTGATGAAATTCATATTAGTTTAGTCAGTTATAAATATATGAAATTTCTGATACATTTCCAAATAAAATGGGGAGTCTCTTTTTAGAAACTCCCCAAGATTGTGGGTTGATACCGTACAAACTATTATTACATAGTTACAACGATACTACCCTTACGAACGTCAGCTGACATATTCTTGCGGCGTCCCTTAACACCAAGTTCACGGACAGCAACGCGGTTCACGCGAATACGGCCATCTTGTTCAACCGAATAACGAGCCGAGTCAGTTGACTTCGGGGTCTTAGCGGAAGATTGAATACGGAACGAGTTTTGTCCTTCAGCAACAACAGCAATCTTTTGGCCAGGACGGAATCCTGCACCACGAGAAGCTTCACGAGAAAGACGAATACGACCAGCAGCATCAACAGTAATCATAAAAATACCTATAAAAAATAAATAATAAATGGGGGTTATAAAAAATCGGTTTATCCGATTATTGTTTCCAGAGATAATAAAATATGAAATAGACAACGGCAGTCATAATGTAAATCGAATATGATAGAACGTGTGTCCATCCAAAGTTTGAAATAATAGTCAACAAAAATAATGTTTGTACAGTAAAGCCAATTATCAATAGTAATTGACGAAAGAATGAGTCTTTGTTATTCAACGTCTTCATCAACATAATCTTTTTCCAATAATTGTTTTACCTTACTATACGATACCGACTTTACTTTCTTAATATCGGCATTGTTTTCCTCAATCCACTTGTCAATCGGGTCAATGAAATCTTCATCGAACATTTCCAAGTATTGCATTTTGTTGTCCTTTGTTATTGAAGTAATACTAACTTACGAAAAAAATCTGACATTTCCAAGCACTTTTTTACTCGCCGTCAATTTTTATTTGTTTGAACTTGCGGCAAGCAATTTTTGCTACCTTCTTTTTCTTGTCCTCTACCACCTTCGTCTTGTACCTTCCATCATATACACCAGCCTCGACTTGTGCCTGACGTTTTCGGGATTCAGTAGTCCCTACGGTTTCCATCCTGTTTTCTCCTTAATTTCTTTTATGTGCCTACACTCTTTATTTCTATGATAAGTATTGGCTGGACAAGAACATCCCCAATAATTACCATTATTTCTTACAGTATAGAATGAACCTTTCTTCGATGATTCAACTTCCCAAGACTTGTCCTGTATTGATTCATTAAGGGGCTTGCCTGACGGCACCCATTTTTCCCATCGGTCGTAAGCATCCTGTAACGTAAAATCCTCATCGACCTCAAACCAACCTGAACTAGAATAAACAGCAAATTTTTTGTCATGTACTGTATGAATTATTGTTGGTGGATAAAGACTAACAATTTTTTCTGGAAGATTGTTCATTGTTTTTACTCCAATTACCAAGAAGAAGCATAATAATAGTCAACCCATGAGTCGGGGTTCTTTGAGTCCTCGTCCATCTCTGCAAGAACATCGGAAACGATTTGTTTTGTCAATTCCAAGTCGTCCCAATACCACTCGTTAATTTCCGTTGTACCGAAAAAGAATCCTTCTGTTGGTGGAAGATTCTCTTCGATGATGGAAGATTCTTCGGGAGTTCCCTTTGCATTCAGAACAAGGTTTACTGTTTGAAGAAGATTCTGAAGGTCCTCACGAGATACCCTGTGGTCTCTACAATTATCTTCGCCACCTTGAACATTTTGAACAAACCAATTATGAATTTGATTTGCCTTACGCCAGTAACCTACTTGTTCGGAAATATAAGTTACACGGTTGAGATTGATATTTACGGGTGAATCCTTGATTGTAAGGTCAACCTTACCAGATACACCACGATGTTCATAGTTCGCACCAATGAACGTCTTTTTGGTGAGATACATATCGAGACCCATTGTCTTCTCCTTGAAGTGTTAGAAAATTGAATACACAAAACTACGAAGAATTTTTGGTATTTCCAAGCAAAAAATGAAGGTGTGGAAAACTTTTTAAGTCTTTGCCGCATAAGGACTTACGAAGGTTAGGAGATTCCGTCTTCGTAAGTCCTTGCCGCATAACGACTTAGTAAGTCATTGATTTATAAGGAGTTATATCAGACACGGAAAATTTTACCTTTTTTGTTTTCTTCGTGATGTTTTTCTTAACATAGGCATCGGCATCAATCCAAAAATTACCATCAATATGTGTTGCCTTTACAGGAGGATTCTGTTTAAAGTATTCGGATAACAGATTAACTTCGTCAGTATTATCACCGTTTGCATTCTTGTATCGCTCCCAAGAACCTTTCATAAAGCGGGTTAGTACATCCATATCAAATTCTACATCATCACTTTGAACATACCACTTGTGGAATGGCATCAGGACATCCAAACGGTGGCTTTCCATAAGCCGCTTTTCAAAGAATGGATCGTCTTCGGTTCCACTACGATAGTGACCTTTGTTAATAAGGTTTGTATCAATCCACTTTGAATTCGTTGCGTTACTCAGTTTTGGTCCATAGATGTAAATCAACTTAGTTTCTCCGAGTAATTCAAACGATGACTTACCGTTCTTCTGAACTAAAGTCCTTCGTGCTTCATCTGAACTAAGCCATGTTAACACACTATAACTTGAGTGCTTGTGGGGATTATCTACCCTAGACGGTTGTGATGTATCGTAATGCCACTTGATATAATTCTTCATCTTCCAATTTACAATCATTGTATTCAATCGGCAGAGAAGTTCATTAACTTCTTCCTTATCTTCAGAAGTAAGCCAGTGAACAACTGAACAGAGGACTTCCACATCTTCTGGTAAGTTGCCCATTTGAACAACGTCCATTAGTGCTTCGTAACGGGTATTTCCTTCAATAATTAGATAGTACCCAGTTAAGACGCCGTTAATTGATTCTGGAACTACATTCAATTGTGTGACAAAACCAACATCCGTAATTGAATCAACCAAACGATCTTTATTTTGAAATTCTATTGTCCGATTATCTGGATGTGTTTTTATCCTATTGAGCGGAATCATCGCACCCTTAGCAATATTGATAGTAGGACGTGATGACATACCCTCAGTCTTTAAGATACCTTCAATATAGTTATTGATTTCGTCATCACCATTGCAGAATACATAACCAGCTTTAGTAAACTGCTTTTCAAAAGAGTTGATAGTGCTTTGTGATTGATTACGTTGACGTGGATCCTTACGGAAGAATACTACCCAATTGTTGATAGTTGGGTCTACGGCTTGTACTTTTTCCTTCTTGGTTATTAATTCTTCTACACGAGCTTGATTGGTGATGCAGGTAGTTGCCTCAATCCAATACTTGTTCTTTTTCTTTTCACCAACGAAGAAATAGTCTGAAATTTTCTTTACATCAGGATTTGATGCGACGAGGACTGTTTTCTTTTTTGTAATAATTCCCCGTGAGACGAGACGGTCGCGGATTTCCTTCTCAAAATCTGCTCCGCTTTGTTGACGATAAACCTGTACATTAGTGTACGAGTTTTGAATTTTGGAGTTATGATTTGAACTCCGATTATTGTTCTTCATGGCAATGCCTTTAACAATAATGAAACATAATGAATTGTATAGCGGCTGTTCCTCTGTGTATAAAACTTGAACAACCTTTACTAATCTATGAAAAATTCTTGACAATTCCAAGCACTTTTTCAAGTTAGTTGCGGAGGGTACTGGAATCGAACCAGTTCGGGTGTGAACCCGGCTACGGTTTAGCAAACCGTCCCCTTACCGTTCGGGCAACCCTCCAATGTGTTATCGTTCTTTGATTAGTTTGTTAATCTTTTAGTAATTCTTTTTGAAGTTTCGTGACTCGTTCTGAAATAGCTTCGTCATCTCTTGACTTACCCAAGTGTTCACGTTCCAATCGGTCAATTCGATTTGCCACCTTATCAAGGCGAGAATCGAAAATTCTTATCATATCCCTATACAGCTGTGCGTTCTGGGATTCAATTTTATCGTTTGTTGAATCGAATTTGTTGCTCGTCCAATTTGTAGTATCGCTAATCATCTGATTGAACTCGTTGAGTTCTCTTTTTAATTTGTAAACCATGACTAAATTGAAAACTGCACCTACAAAATTAAATGTAAATGCAACAGACAATATACCCAAAGTAAATGATGTTATATCCATAATAGTCTCCTTATTATTTCAAAGAACGATAACACGTTTGCACACCCGATTGGATTTGAACCAATGACCTATTGCTTAGAAGGCAATTGCTGCTGTCCAGCTGAGCTACGGGTGCATTTTATTTTTCCTGTTTCATCTCTCTCAAAGACTCTTGGATTTTCCCGATGAGATTGCTTCATTCTCTCGGAGAAAGCCTTTCGCCTCTCTTCACTCCAACCCTTCTTGAAATTATTGTTTCCCTTTAGGGCGTTTGATATTTTTTCGCGATTCACTTCATCCATTTTTGGCACAAGTAGTGTACCATCTTGAATCATTTTCTTTTTAGTCTCTGACATTTTTCGTTTCGTATCATCACTTTTTGGTCTTCCTTTATTGTTCTTACCACCGATTGATGAACGAATTTCTTGGATTTGTTCTTCATCAATTTGTTTGGATAAAGATTTCCAAGCTAAAAAGTCTTCTTGTTTACCATAGGTTTCCCATAAAATACGATGAGCTTCTGCGTGTTCCGCAATCGTCAACTCAATGAGATTATTAGGATCATCTGGTCCTCCCATGTGTTTGGGTATTATATGGTGTTTGTGTAGCATCACCTATAAATATGCTCATCGGTTTTTATTCGTCTGACCTACGGTTTGATTTTGTATGGAGGGCGGGATTTGAACCCACGTAAGACGGCGTATAAGACCGTTGCCTTCACCAATCGAGCCACCTCCACATATGTTTTCAATTGTACCACCGACCGGACTTGAACCGGTACGCCCTTACGGACAACAGATTTTAAGTCTGTTGCGTCTGCCTATTTCGCCACGGTGGCATTTATTTTCAAAGTGATTTCGGTGGGGCTCGAACCCACGACCCACAGATTAAAAGTCTGTTGCTCTACCAACTGAGCTACGAAATCATTGTTTTGTTTTGGTGGGCCTGACCGGACTTGAACCGATAACCTGCCGATTATGAGTCGGATGCTCTAACCATTGAGCTACAAGCCCTATTCATCCTACCATTCATTCTCTCGTTGACTTTGCTCCCAGTAATAAAGCATTGCCATCTCATCATCATCTCTTTGCGCTTGTTCGTTTGCCTCAGCCATCGCAACTTCTTCTGGGTCATCAAACGAAAAAATCTGTTTTATAAATTCATCAGGATCATCTGAAATAATATCTGGAGGTCCATCTGGGTCAGCGACCGAGCCAGTAAAATCGGTGATAACCGAATAAACTTTATGATTGAATATCACAAGATTCTCCACACCACCATTTGATTCTTCCTTACCTGTAAACGGATTGTAATCAATTGGATAATGTTCAATTACGGAACCGTTAAGAAAAACTTGTTTGTTTGTCATTTGTGTAATTCCTTTTGTTGATATAATATGATACGGAAAAATTCTGAGAATTCCAAGCGATTTTTTTACTCGTAGGATTCACGGTCAATTTGGATAGCAACACCGAAACGGGGAATACCATCGGGAGTCTCTTGGAAATACTTGATAGTCGCAGTCTTACCGATAAGGTTATCACGATTCTCCAACACCGAACGAACCCATTGACGTGAACCACGAAGTGTTGCACCGAATGTACGACCATCTTCTAATTCGAGGATAAGGTTTCCAGCAGTTCCTGCACGGTTTCCCTTACCTTCTTCAACATCAACAATAGTGAACTCACCATCGTAAAAGTCCTTCTTCTTTAGAAGTTGCTTTGAACGCTTGTTCTCATACGGTGCAATATCTACACGGATGATTGAACCTTCGTAACCTTCTTCGAGGAATTGTTCGTGGTACTTTTGGATGTCTTCTTCTGAATGAACTTGATATGTAGGTACAACCTTAATCATTGGATTCTTCAAAGACTTTACCACCTTCTTTAATTCCGCATACCGTTCGGAGAATACACCATCCCATTCAGGGAAATCGTATGCCCAAAACTCCATAACAGATTGACATTCTTCAATATCTTCTTGGGTTGGTTTTGTCTTCTTCACAAGTGAAACAATCTTGTTGAAGTCATCACTATAATCGTGTGCATACAATTCACCGTCAAGAATTGCAACATCTTGTGTCAAGTGGTCAACCGTGAGGAACGGTTTACCGTTACGTGACATCATCGTACCATCAGAATTGATACAACGGAGGCCGTCCAACTTTGGTTGAATAAAGGTAGGATTGACAAAACATAGGTCTGAATACTTCTCATACTTTTGTGCCAACATTGGTTCAAAAAACTTCTTTGTCTTTGTAAGTTTCTCATTGTAACCCTTGTCTAACTTCTTTTGGAATTTTGATTGTGCTTCGCGGAGAGCTTGTTCGGAATCGGTTGTTTCATTAGCACGACCAACATTTTTACCAAAACAAACGGTTGGTTCTGACTTTGTTAGTTTACCACCCTTGACGCCTTCAATAGTCCAAAACTTGTTGCCTTGAACTTCGATAGTCCATTCTTGAACGAGACCACGAGAATCGTATTTGTAAATTGTTGGGAATGTTGTTTTCATTAGGAAACCTTTTGTATGAATTTTACGAACATACAAATCTACGAAATTTTTTTGTAATTTCCAAATAAAAATTTAGGATGTGTGGATAACTTTTTAAATCCTTGATTTATAAGGACTTACGGAGATTCATATAAAGAAACGAAGTTTTTCCCATACCTATCAGTAACGTAATCAATATAGGGTTGTATCTTCTGTTTATCAATAACGGTCAATTTAGTATTGGTAACCGATTTCAATTTTACATGAGTTTGCTCTGTATAAAATCCCTTTATCTCCACCAATTCATTTGATTCCTTTAATCTAAAATCAGGATAATATAAGTGAATTTCACCATTATATTCATACTGAAATGACTCTTTGTTTCTCTCAAATGGTATGTTGTTTTCTATATGATAAATTACCCAAGCCAATTCATAAGAGCTGTCACACCATACTCCTTTATACCAACCAGATTTTCCCCTACCACTACCTTTTCGATAGCCACCCGATTTACCTTTTAGGTCGTATAGATTGTTTTCGTATGCATAGTTTTTACACTTAATCGAACACGCCCGATAATTATTCGATTGGACTGTTTCGAATTCATTTCCACATGATATACACGTTTTAGTTATTCTATTACGTTTGAATTGTTCTATATGACTATAAACACCATTAGCCCACAAATTTGTTGCCGCTATGCTACGTTTTTGTTTAGATGATTCGGAATGTATTCTCTTTTTGTTATTATAGATTGCCGAACAAGACCTACCACAAAAAACTATCGAGTTCTTTGAAACAATATCGTTTCCACAGTTTTTACATTTTTTCATAATGTCTCCTTTTCATATAAATATGGAGACGAACTAATAAAATCACTTTGATTCATTTAGTACACCCGACGCGGCTCGAACGCGCAATCTCAACCTTGAAAGGGTTGTGGCTTAACCAATTTGCCCACGGGTGCATTTTATTTGAGCGGAAGACGAGATTTGAACTCGCAACATACTGCTTGGAAGGCAGTGACTCTACCATTGAGCTACTTCCGCATTGTGTGCCCGAAGAGGGACTTGAACCCCCATGCCTTACGGCACCTGCTTCTAAGACAGGCGTGACTGCCAATTTGGCCACTCCACATTGTGTAGCGGATGCGGGATTTGAACCCACGACCCCTCGCTCCCAAAGCGAGTGCTCTACCGGACTGAGCCAATCCGCTATTATAGTTAAATGGTATCACACATTCTTTTTGTTTTCCACCCGTAATTGAATATAAACCATCCAGCGACTTCTTTTGCTTTGTACTTTGGTTCACGAAACGTTTTGGAATATTCATCTATAAACCACTTAGTAAATGAAACATCTTCTTCTAATGTCCATTCACGTAGTGTAAACCAAAAAGGTTGTTGAGTAAACTCTTTTTCATATCCATCGAATCCAACACGACGGAACATTTCGTCAAGTGCCTTCAGATGAAATTCATCAAGTTTCTTTTGTTGTCTCGGTGTCATTTCAATAACTTCTAATCTTTATTGAGTTCAATATACAAAAAATATTTGACATTTCCAAATAAAAAAAGTCTCACATAATAAAAATGTGAGACTTCTGAACTGGTGTGGAATTTTTTTTATAAAGCCGAATAAACTGCTGCGAATTCCTTGTTATTTAGTTTCTCTCTGCACATTAGTGACAATTCTCTTCCTACTTCCTCACGATACTTTTCTATCATATAAGGCATAGATTCTTCTTCTTTTGTAATATCCTGAATTGCCTTTAAGATATTTTCGTGTTTCTTTGACTTTAAGAGTTTTGAAAGTTCAATCAAAGCTTCCGTTGCATGACCTTCATCTGTAAATTTTTGCATTTTACCAACGGCTGTTTCTACGTCTTTACCGACGGTTTCATTTGCTTCTTTAATAATTTTGGATAGTTTCATTTCATTTCCTTATTTTAATCACATCAAACTACTATGGATTCATACTAATAAATATCATTCAGATTTTGTTTTCTTACGGGATAAGATAAAATAAAGTCCAAAAAAGAAAAGCGCTACACCATAAAAGATAAGATCTGTAATGAAGTAACTTCCTGTAAGTTTTGTAGTGAAAGCAAAGGCCGCATCGAATCCAAGTGGGTTGAAGAATGTTCCTAAAACCAAACAAGTTTTTGCGAGAGTTTCGCGATATTTTTGTCTTTTTATAGTGATCATTAGGATTTCCCATATAATTACCTTGTTGTGGACAAACTGTATTTACATCTATAACTATGGAATGACTGGCAATTCAGTCCACCCATCTACTTCTATAATTGGTTTTGTTACACTAAAATACCTCACATAAACATTATCAGCTATCATAATTACCTTTGAAATATAAATGTTATCTTTTTCTCTAACAAGTATATTTTTATTAGCAAGATGTTTTGGTTGAATTATTCTTGGATCTATCTCGTTTTGTAACTTCAACATTGGTAACCCCCTTTATATGTTTTGGTTCAAATGGGCAATGTTTACACCCATTGCCACAACATTTACCACGACGAAGGTGATACTCTTCCGTGAATACCACCTCGCCGTTTTCATTTATGTAATAATCATTATTTGATTTCACACGCATTTCCACTACACGCAAGTTCACCCGTTAAGTCTGTATTGTCATCGTGTTCAACAACCTTACTCAGATCAACATCGTGAAGTGTTTGCATTAGTTGTTCGTACTTTTCTTTTGTGATGTCCTCGAAAGGAGCCTGGATATATGTTCCACCATCATACGGGAGAACTGAAAGTCCATTGAAATGTTCACGGTTTTCCCACATCCAATTTCCTACTGCATCCCATTCGTGTTCACGGATAGATACCGTTGCTGAAATGTTGTGAGTGTTCATTCCATTACGATGACCCGGCTTTATCCAATTTTGATTGAACCACTTTACACGTTCAAGAAGTTGAAGTGGTGATTCTGTTCGGAGGATAGCATGGTCTGGCGCCTTTTGTGGTACACCAATAACTGCGGTATCATGTGGACGGAAGTATTCATCTTCAACCAATTCAGGGTGGTTAATTGCAAGATGTGTATAGATTGCTTCGTTCTTACCAACACGAACACGACGGAGATAATAGTCATTGTGCCAAGCATGAATACCCGATGAACAACCAAGTGTGAGGGATGATGTACCAGCTGGCTTGATTGTTGTGATACGAGCAGCTTTGTTGATACCGAGAATGTTTGCAACTCTTTCGTTCTCTTCCTTTGCAATCTTTGTTGCCGCCTTCACATCTAATTTCTGCACAACACCTGAACCAATACCGGTCATACCGACTCCAAGAAGTCCATCTTTCTCTGTTGTTCTTTGCCAGATTGGACGAAGATAATGGAAATCTGTATAACTTGCTTGGAGTGTTCCGATGAATGTTGCGGCTTTAACTCGGTCTTCTAAATCTTGTTGGTCTACTACATCTGATACGTTTACTTCACATAGATTACAGAATTGAAAAGGACGAAGTGCAATTTCACAACAAGGATTTGTTCCCCAATCTTTATCGTTCGAGAAGTAAATTCCAGGTTCACCTGCATTTGAAAGTTCAATCTTCTTCCAAAGTCCCTTGAAGAATTCTTCGGTTACTTTACTACGAAGTAATACCGCCGAGTTATTTGCACGTCCTCGTTGAGGATTCAATTCCCACCAAGCGCCAAACTTACAAGAAACCATCTCATCATCATCTGCGGAGAATAGAGAGATAAGAGCAGCTCGGCGAATACCGCCAGCAAGAACTGCGTCTGCAATATGACAAACCATATCGTGAACTTCAATAGGTGACAATTTATCTCCGTCTTTCTTTAAATCAAGAATAGAACGAAGTTTCTCAACACAAATACGAAGTGGTTCCGCACCAGGTGCTTTGCCACCCGATGTAATAAGACGAGCACCCTTTGGACGAATATCTGAATAATCAAATCGAAGTGATGAACCGCCTGTGTAGTATGACTTTACGAGTGCCTTGATTGCATCTGCCCAACCTTCGATAGAATCCGATACAAGGAATCTTCTTTCTCTATCCGACTTTGGTTTACGAATTTCAGGAAGTTTCTCAACGTGATGTTTCTGAACAGAGTAACCTACACCAGTTCCACCGAGAAGAAGGAACATGACTTCACCGAAAGCACGCCAGTCATCAATAGGCATATAAGCACAATTGTAAATACGGTTTGGTGAAATCTCAATTGGTTTACCACCGAATTGAAGTGAACGCATTGAAGGAAGAACCTTCTTATCATAGACAAACTTATAGACGTTTTCAATTTCTTCGTGAAGTTGTGGGTACTTCTTTTGGTGCATTTCTTTATTCCTTGTTACCAACTCATTCCAAGTTTCCCTACGATTCAATTCGGGTATGTAACGGGCATACTTCATATAAACCGTGATTTCCGAAAGAATTCGGTTACTAATATCCATAAATTTCTCCACATTAATTTTTCATAAAAACGTCTATTTTTCGTTCTAAAACAGAACGGTATAGAGATAACTATACAATTTGGATAAAAAAATCGGTGATTTTTTCAATTATTTTTTCACCCAATTTTCCCCATCCCACCATTCAAAATTAGGATAGTTTTCCTTAAAATTGAACTGGTCATACCATTCACTAATATACAAATAAGGATAAGAATGGTCAAGTAATTTCTGTATAAAGTAATAACAAGTTAGTGGTGTTATTCCATTTTTATTTTTTCTACCACCAATAACTGTTGAAAAAAATGGAATGTTATCAAACCAATTTAAAACTGCAAATACAGAGTTATCGAAATAATAAATCTCATGGTTGAATGAAAGGCAGGTTCTTATGTAATCTTCCTGAAAGTTTGGATAATAATCTTTTGATTCTTCAAATATCTTTTTCCAATCACCTTCATTTGATACATTCAATTTTTTTATAGAATGCCGACGTGGTCCTGATAACTTACTTATTGTTACACGAGACGAGCGGGATTGATACCACTCTCCATTTTTTGTTGGCAACCAACCCGATTCAAAAAGTTCTTTATATGTTTCATTCTCAGGTGTCCCAAATACTTCACAGAGGTCTGCCCCCGTATTGTCATCGTACTTTCCGTTTAGATGACTTATCCTTATCTTCATTTAATTTCTCATCATATTCTTTTGATCGTTGTTCGTTTGATTCACCCGCCTCTAAATCTGTGTGGTCATACTGCATATTATCTGTTTCGGGAGTTACCCATCTTGGATTTCTTTCTGCAGTCCAAACAGTATTATTATACATTCGATTTATCAATAGTTCTTCTTTTGTTGTGAAGGAAGGATCATGTAATAGTAAACGATTATTAGGTTGTATTGCAAAGTTTCCATTGTCCATCGCAATAACATGACCACATTTATGTTGAGATGGATATTCTGAAAACAAATAATCGGTATCACCCGAATCGGTTGACGCTGCCCAATCCAATGTGAATAGATACTTACCTTTGTATTTTTGTCTTCTTCGTGAAATAAAGGTCATATTTCTATTTTTTAGATAAGGAAATTGTGTTGCTGATACATGATATGAAAATGAATCCCATAGAACCAACTCATCAAGTGGTTGTTCTTCAGCATCTTCTTTCCAACAAAATGCGTGTATCGGCATTCTCCACCATATTCCACCATCTTGCATAATAAAGTGAAATAATGGAGCTTGTGCCGGAATTGACGCCATGCCAAAAATGATACATGGAAACTTTTTATCATGTGAGTCCTGTTGATCTCTTAAAAAGTTTCCACGTATCATTGCGTCTATTGGTGGGATTGGTATATTTAGGTAAGACATAACTACTCCGTTTACAATTAAGGGAACCGAAGTCCCCTTTTTTGATTTTACTCTTCCAAGATTTTTTTAATATCAGGACTCATCAATACATTTTTTATGTAGTCCATCGCCATTTTGGCATCCTTCTGTACATCCCCTGTTGAAGTTACTCTCTTTTTGAAGTTTTGTTCGAGGACATTCAATGATTTATAATATTCCAACCGTGTAGTAATTTCAAATTGAGACCTACGTTTCAAAAATGGCTCAAATAATACCATAATATCTTTTCCAGATTGAGTTGTTGCAAACCAACCATTATTTGTATTCCATCCACCCAAATTCACTTTGTTTCTAGCACCTACGGAACCATCGGGCACTTGCACATTGTTACGAAATTTAAATTTACCCAATGAACCTATTTTTTGTGCCATTTTTACATAAACATCCTGTACGTCTGACACGTAATCTTTATCCAACTCCATTTCATTTAATGATTGTGTGAATGTTTCTTGAATCTTTCTGCCTTCTTGAATTAAATCTTTCATTTTTTATTCTCCCAAGATTTTTTTAATCTCGGGACTCATCAATACATTTTTTATGTAGTCCATCGCCATTTTAGCATCCTTCTGCACATCCTTCGTTGAAGTTACACTCTTTTTTAATTTATTTGAGAGGGCATCCATCGGTGCACCAAAGTCTAATACTATTACAACTTCAAATTCAGAAGCACCTTCCCAAAATGGTTCAAATGATATATCCAACTGCTTTCCCGATTTAGTTTTTGCAATCCAATCATTTGAAGCACCACCTATATTTTGACTTTTCGCATCGGAAAATCTAAACGGACCTATTGTACGTTTTTGTTTTGCCATTTCTACATAAGCATCTTGTACTTCAGACGCGTACTCATAATCTAAGTTTTCGTTGATAGTCTTCTTGAATATGTCTTGAAGTTTTCTACCTTCGTTTATTAAGTCTTTCATTTATTGCTCTCCTAAAATTTTTTTAATATTGGGACTAATCAGTACCGTGTTTATACACATATTCTAGATAGGATGGGAGTTTTTTAATAATTTCTTTTACCCAATCAGTATCTTTTACCAATACCGATTTATCTTTAAAGTATGACGCACATAGATTATCAATCTTTTTTTCAATATAATCCCGTTCGTGTTCAGAAAATTTTGAAATCATATTATCAATACTCTTTTGGAAAGTCTCTTCGTATGAATCGCCATTTCCAATCGATGTATCTCTGCCGGCATTTTGTCCCATAATCCATTTTTTTATCTTACCGCGACCAATTTTTGTCCCCAGAATACCAGATGACTTATAAACATACGCACTAACATTCAACTCAAACAGTTTTGTATTTATCATCGGCTCAACTGCGCGCTTAATCTCAATAAACAGTTTTTCAATCATAGAAGAATCTGCTTCTCCATCAAAACTAATAACGATACCGTCATAATAACCTATTTTTCCGTGATATTTTTCACCGATTTCTTCTATTGCAGTTTCAACTTTAACGATAATGTCTCTAATATCAGATTTTCTCATAAATTTAGCCATATACATATCTCGTATTGCAGTCGTGTTTATCGCGAGGTCCGTTGCCAATTCACCCGTTAAACTAAATTCTTTTATTCTGTTTGATTCTTTAATAGAACTACGTGTTATAGACTTCTTAATCTTGTTCAATTCTTCTGTTGCTTCACGTAGTAATTCTTTCCTACTTGATAATTTCATTTATTACTCCGAAAAAAAAAAATCTTGGTTATAGATATAAATATATTATAACTTTTAAAATCCTTCCAATTCCTTAAACTTTTGTGCAAGTGCTTTCTTTACCATCACCTCACCCTTCATAGAATCCGAAACAGATTTACCAATGTCAGAGTTTGGTTCAAAGATTTCAATATGTCCCGTCATTGTATTTATCTTACTTGGGAATGTCATACCATCAGGACCAAATCGGTTTTTAATAATGTGCCATCTTCCTGTTCCACCAATCTTATCGTTTAGTTTACGTGAGAGAGACATAATGAAATCACAGACCATAACTTTATTATAAGATTCTGAAACCTTATTACCTTCAATCACATCTTCTTCTGTGGCAGAACGATTGGCTTGTGATGCAGTCCAAATTGGAATGTCATACTCACCAGCAACACCACGAAGGTCTTCGTAAATGTCATTCAATTCTAATCTCTTATCACCAGCCTTCGATGGACGAATCAAGTCAGCATAATCAAGAACAATCATGTCTGGCTTTTTACCTTGGCTTATACATTTCTCGATGTGTGATGTGATAGTGGTTATTGAAGCAGTTCTCGTGGGGTAATACTTAATAATAAGATTTCCATCCAAACTTTCCATTACTTCTTGAATTCTTTCACGAGAATGTTCATCTTGAAGATTTTGGAATGGTATCTTTGTTAGATAAGCATCGATACGCCTACCAACGTAGAAAGCATTCAATTCAAGTGTGTAATAGATAACTGTCTTACCTTGTTTTACCGCATTTGCTGCGAGATTGATTAGACCCCAACTCTTACCACCACCGGCAGGAGCAACTACAACACCCAACTCACCACCAGCAAGACCACCTGACATAATGTCATTAATTACATCCCAATTTGTAGAGACACACGTTCTTGCGCCTTCTGAATATCGTTCTTCTATTTGGTCTTTATATTCGTGACCAACGTCTTTATCGGCACCAGCCTTGAGTGCAGAATCTACTTTTTTCTTGATTGCATCGAACTTACCAGCTTTCAAAAGGTCAACAGATTCAAGGATGGCAACTTTCATCTTTTGATTCTTACAGAACTCAATGGTTTCATTCTTGACGTATTCCAAGTCAGGAGAGTTTTGAAGTCGAAGTGCTTCCTTCAATCCATCAACGATAGAAGTCCGTAGAAGTTTATCTTCCACTGGAACAAGAAGTGATTTGAAAACTTCAGGTGTTGGCGAATTTCTATACTCGGTATGATACTTCAGAATCTTATCTACCAACCAATTGTTTGCTTGTGACTCAAAGTAAGCCGGTTCCAACAAATCAGAAGTTTGTTGTAGAAACCCTCTATCTGAAATGAGGGATGATATTACTTTTGTTTGAAACGTATGCCCGTACTCGGACAAATTATCCTGCATATTTCTCCCGAAGAGAATTTAGATTACTAAAATTATTTTGAAGCCAATCTTCCCACGTTGGGAAAGCACTACGAAGTTTATCTTGAACGAACATCTTATCCAATTCTATTTTAGACATACCATCAATTTCACCGTCAACCAAATTACGAATTGTTGACTTTGTAGAAGAAGGAATATCAACATCTTCTAATTGCATTATCTGGTAGTTTGTTTCAAATTGGCTGATGTTGTTTTTCAATTCATTCATCGCTTTTGACTTACCATCGTACAATTTACAACTTTCTACGAACTCTTCCAAATTTATTTTTTGACGGTCTCCTAATTGTGGAAATTGTTTGAGAATCGTCTTGTCTCCCATTCCTTTTATACCCTGAATGTTATCCGACTTATCTCCGAGAAGTGCCTTGTAAAGGGCAAAGTTCTCAGACCAAATACCAGACTCTTCCAATAAATTTTCGGGGTTATACATCTTCTTTTTAGTTGGAACATAAACATTCACCTTATCCGAAACTAGTTGTAGAAAATCTCGGTCATTTGAAAGAATGAAAACTTTTTCGGGAAGGTATGACGATAAGTAAGCAATAACATCATCGGCTTCGATATTGTCAATCATAATCGTTGTTACTGGAAGTTGTTGCAGATATTGATATACCCGTGAAATCTGAAATTTCATAGATTGTTGTTCATCTACAATATCTTCAAAACCAACAACTCGGTTGAGACGAGATTTGATTGCTCTGCGTTCTTTATAATTTGAATATACTTTTTTACGTCTTAAAGACCCACCCTTACCATCAAATACTACAACCACTCGTGTTGGTCGAGTCATTCTTATAGTGGCACCAAGTGATTTAAGGAAACCAACTAAACCACCTATATGTTGTCCATCGTCATTTAATGTGGGTATAGCGGAGAATGTTCTGATAAAAAGATTCATCCCGTCAACTATCAAAACTCTACTATCTCGGTGAAGATTATCTGCATTTTTGTGTTCTTCTTCTACTTCTTTCAGAAGTTCTTTATATTTACGAATCATCATAATGTATTCCGTGTGAATTTGAATGGACTACAATATATGAAATTTTCGGGACATATCCAAATAAAAAAGGGAACCCGTTTGGATTCCCTTTTATTAAATCAAACATCATCGATGAGTGGGTCTTCTGAAAGAACTACATCATCTATTCGTGCCCCATCTAACTGCTGATATTTCATAATCACCTTATCGGCAATTTCATCATAAATGATTTCAGCAAGTTCGGGAACGTTGATGATTTTCTCTACGAATTCCTTTGATTGGAACTTAATAATTTCGCCCGAACGTTTGTCCGTCCAAGAATACCAAGCACCCGATTGACCGACGAGACCGTAGTCCTTCATTGTTGTCAACCAAGACGAGTAATCATCGATACCCGAATCAAAGTACACTTCATATTCACATTCTCTGAGAGGAGGTCCTACACGATTTTTTACGAGTTTTGCCTTTACTCTCGAACCAATGATTGTATCTTGTCCATTCACCTTTGCCTTGATGGCACCGATGGATGATAGACGAATACGAACAGAAGCGTGAAATGGAATTCCCTTACCACCTGGAGTTGTCCATGGATCAGAGAAAGCCGGTGCATTCAACTTTTGACGAAGTTGGTTTGTAAATATAAGGCAGATACGTTCACGACCAATCAAGTTCGTAATCTTTCTCATCGCCTTTGAGATGATGAGTGCCTTTGCAGTTGCATAACCATCCTTATCAAAGTCAGCCGCCATCTCTGTCTTTGTTGAAGCTCCTGCAATAGAGTCAACAACGATAGTCACAAGTCGGTTCTTATCTGATGAACGAACCTTCTCAATGATAGTTTCCACCGTTTCGAAAATGTCTTCTACCGTTTCAAGCGGTATGTATAACATCTCTTTTAGATTGAGACCGATGGCTGAAAGAAACTCTGTTGAAAGGGCATTTTCTGTGTCAATATAGACAGCAAGACCACCCTTCTTTTGAGTATTGAGTAGGGTGTGAGCGGCAAGTAGTGACTTACCGCTCTGTTCCAACCCTGTTATTTCACAAACACGACCAACGGGAAATCCACCATTCTTTCTGTTTGAGATGGCAAGGTCAAGGATAGTTGACCCCGTAGATACCCATTCCTTCACGATGGTTGGTGCATCATCGTCACCTTCCAAGAAGTAGGCGGTCTTCAAGTTCTGTGACTTGAATTGCTTGTTAATAGTTTCTGCGATTGCCCCACCGAGTTCATCGGTGAGTTGTGCTTTATTATTTGTTTTTGCCATAGTTTATCTCTTATGAAAATAAGTCATCAAATGCATCTTCGATTTCTGCCTTTGTTACCGATTGTTTTTGAGGCTCGGAAGGTTTCTTATATTCTGTTTCCTCGCTTTGTTCTTCGGCTTGACCCATCCAAGTTTGAAGATATGACTTCAATTCTTCATAAGTTGGTTCTGGATAAAGTTCTGTAATGGAAGGTTGCTCCTTAATCTTCTCAATTATCTCAGGGTTTTCTGTTGCCGGTGTTTGCTTTGGCTTGATACGAATCGTTGTTTCAGCAAAGTTCTTACCAGCTTCTTCAGCAGACTTTACAGTTACTACGATGTCACGACCTTCCTTCAAGTCTGTAATATCACCGTAATCAGGGTCAGCAATAAATGAAAGAAGTTCTTGGTAAAGTTGCTTACCAAATCCCCAAAACTTAACACCTTCTTTTTCTTGACCACGAACAATTACAGGAACATATGTACGCATCTTCGGTTCTAATTTACGACCCATAACCCAACTTTCCTTATCGCCAGTTTGCTTTAGTTTTTCTGCAAACTCAACGATTGGGTCAGGACGACCAAATGATACAGGTGAAACGATTGATTTCTTTACAAGATTGTAGTGGAAGAACAACTCGATGAAAGGATTTTCTCGGTTGTGTACATAAGGAACAATTCGAATTTGGTGTTCGCCAGGTTCTGGCTTCCAAATATTTGAAGTGCGATTCGTCGCATTCTTCAGATTGTTCAAACGGTTGCGGATAGCATCAAGATTGATTGCCATAGTGTTACTCCTAAATGTTAAATGATAATTGTGAACTGATAGCTTTTATCAGGTCAATTGTTAATTTATAATACTAATATACGAAATTAAATGTTAAAAGTCAATAGGTGTGGATAAAAAAACCCAAAAGGGTCAGGGAATTAACCCCGACCCTTTGGATTCTTATCGTCTGTGGTTCCTCTTTTTTGACGAGAGACAATCCACTTTTCAAGTATAATCTTCTGTTCAGGTGTAAGAATTTCTTTGAGTGAGTTTAAAAATTGTGTATCACACCCTTGTAAACATTCACGAACCTTATCCTTTGGTAATGCTTTTAGTTTTTCTTGTGTTGCCTTTTTAAGGTCTGCCAATTCACGACGTGCTTGTTCACGAGTGATTGTACCGGCTTTTAATGCTTCTTTGATTTTTTGTTCTTCTACTCTTGAGTTTATAAGAATTTCACGTTCAGCTGTCTTGAGTGTTTCGATACAAGATTGTGTACATTCTTTGTGTTGTTTGAGTAAAGTTTCTACTATTGTTTTTTGTTCTGGTGTAAGATTCAAAATACGAAGAAGGTCAACAAATGGACTTGGAGTAACCTTTTTACCTGCATCTGGCTTTGGAGTTTCGATTGGTTGTTCTGATATAGAACCATCAGAATTTACCACCATTGTTGTGTATATTGCTTCTGATTCTATTGGACCAGTTTGTGTATTTGAGCAACCGATGAATGTCATCAGTCCAAAAACAGTAACGAGTGAAAGTAGTGTTGTCTTCATAATTTCTCCTTTGTAAAACATCTTTTTTATAATAACCCGCAAATTACTTTTTGGTTACAGCTTTTTTTAAAATTTCTCTAACAATATTTTTTACACGTCGTTGAAGTGCTTCTGATGTTTCTTCTTCACCCGTATCTTCAACAGGAGCTGTATCTCCAGTATCTGATGTTTCGGAATCCATCCCGTCATCTCCACTTTCTTCATCGTCACCTGTTTCTTTTTCTTCTGGTTCTTCTGGTTTTTCTTCTTGTCCAACAACAATTGAATCATCAAGTTTAGATGTAATAGTTTCAGCTACTGCATTTAATTCTGCTGAAATTGAATCGAAAAGTTCTTTATCTTCGTCGGTCATCTTCGAACTAATGATTTTTGCAATCTTACTCATTACTCGTTTCATGTCCGCATCAAAATCCGCACGTTCTTCTTCTGTGGGTTGCATTTTTTTAAGTTTCTTCAATGTAATCAGTAAACCTTTTAATGCGGGAAGAGAAGAAAATCTTGAAGATATAGATTTAAAAGTTGCTTCATTTTTCTTAAACGACTCGGTTCTACCTAATTCTCTAAACCATTTTGATATTTCAGCGGGTCCAAGGTCAGGGAATATTATTGTCAACAAACCGTTTCCACGAGTAACATAAGAACCAGCATCTATAAAAGCAACATACTTCATCGGTGCTGAAATTATGTCTGCAATATCTTCATTAATCTTTTTCATTAAATTCCTCAATTAAGGTTGTAAAGTAATATATCTGTTCTGTTGTCCAACATATACACTTATACTTGTTTTTTTATTGAAGAAATGTAATTTGTTGCCCATAGGTTTCTTGTATTCATAACCAAGACCACGAAGAACATCTACGATTTGATGTTCCTGATACTTACTGGCATTAATAACATTATTGGGTAACATTGTTATGTTTCCCAATTTTACTTTTAAATCATTAAACAAATTATCAATACCTTCCGATTCGGTTACAATTTTAAATTGTTCCTTCATGGATTTTATTATCGAATTTGTTTCTTCAATAAGTTTTGTATAGTTCATTTTCATAAGTTTGTTCCAATATACTATAAATATCTGAAAGTTCAAAATTTCTAAATAGAATAAGTTTTAACTATTTGAATTCTTATAATCTTCAGACCGTCTGGCTTTTTTGACAACATAGTATCTTTGTATCTTTCCCACTCAATCGGATATTTTTTATCGAGTACACCGTTATTCAATGACATAATTAAATCATTTAAAGCGTTAATAGTGTAAATTGTATTTGTTTCTTTCTTACGATGAACCAAGATAGAATCCGGTAAAAATTCTCGATGGGAATCCAATATGATATTGTACGATAATATCATTTCATTTTCCAAGTCAACCGACTTCAACAAGAATACTTTGTTATTTAACAATTCAAAGGATTCTGAAATTTTCTGCAATGTTTGGTCTATCTTATTATTTTTTACAAATGTACATATTAACTGTGTCTTCAATACCTTTCTCTCATTAGTTATTAGCTATGTTCTTAATCCACTCGATGATTATATCCTGTTCTCCGATATATTCGTTCATTATACCAAATAATATGTTTAAATGTGATTCGTTTTTTAAATCTATTATTCCCGACGGAATTCTATTAGATAATTCAACCACTATCTCTTCTACTACATCTTCCATATTCTTTTCTTTCATGTATTAGTATATGCTATAAATATCACTTTAATCCTGTAAACTACCAAAATTCTCACCAATAGAACATTTAGTTGTCATACCATCGGTTTCGAAAGCACGTTTTAATTGTGGTATAAATTCTATTTCATCAGATGGAACGTCAAATACAAAAGCATCATAGAGATACATACACAATACCGTTCGTTTGTCCTGTAATAGAGGTAGAATCGTTTTTAATTTACGAACGTTGTATTCGGTCTCTAATGATTGTAAGAAGTAATTGAAGACCTTGTTTGGTGTTGGGTCTTCTATATCACGGAATCTCTTGTGATAGAAATATGATTCCGTATATCCTTTCTCCACATACTCTTTATACAACTCGTCAATCATTGCCTGAACTCTTTGGAAGAACGGGTGTTGTATAAATTGGTCTGTAATTGTTCCATAGATATTTTGAAATACTCGCGACTTTACTTCGTCATACGAAATGTCAAGTCCCAACTCTTCTTTTATTTCTTCGTATGGGTGTTTGGTAAACTTATAGTCAAGAATCTTAGCCAATAATTTAATGTGAAAAGCATCATAGTCAAACTGGACGATCTTGCCTCCTTCAAAGCGAGAATGAATCTTATTACGTGTACCATCGTTTTTGTTCAAGGCAGAGAAGTTAAAGTTATTCCATGAATTACTTGGACGAGATGTTGCGGTGTACCACATATAGTTTTGTTTCTTCATCTCATCACCAACAGGAATTTCGTTTAGTTCTATGAACTTAAATTCATGTGTAAAATCTTCACAGTAGTCTATACATTGTTTTGAAATCTTATCTGGTTTATAGTAAGGAAGAACATATAGAATAACGTTTTCTGCAAACTCTATAAGTTTTGAAAGAGGTATTATCTTGGTCAACTTTTTAGAGTCGTAATACCGAGAGTAAAAATTCTCCATCACATTTGTATAGAATTCTTGCACATTCACATGGTCATGGATGTAATAATGAAGGTAAGAATTCAAGTCTATACCAACGTCAAAAGTATGATATAACATAGTTTTCTTATTAAGAACAAGAGAGTTTGGATGTAGTTTTATATCGGATAAGTTATATTCAGATGCAAGGGAATCTGGATGTGTAAAATTTATCAACTTTCTACTACCATCTATAAAATAAAGGTATATCCCATTTACTTCCACATCAGAAGAATGAAAGTTGTTATTTGAAAAAAACGGAATACAGATACAAGGGGTATCTTGAAACATAATTCTTACTTATCGTATTTTGTGTGTTCTCGTGGATTAACTAGAATTTGTTTCAATATAGGAAATTTTTTTGAATTTCTATCAATAATTCTTTGGTTTGTATCAACGATTCCAGGTTGAACTAATATTCCATTACGTCTAATATCAAATTCTGGTCCAGAAAGTTTCCACGGGATTTCCAAAAGACCATACAGATATTGATTTATGCCCTCATGATCTCTATCATAATTTGCAGTTTGAGACTTATCAACTTCAAAAAATACTTTATTGGGTTCATTCTTTTTATAAATGAAATATCGTTTCATCACACCGTCTTCTTGTTCTATCTGACTTGGCCTGACTTTAACAGCACGAGGAGCAGTATATCTCGAAAATTGATTTCCACCTCCACCAATTACTTGTTTCTTTTCTCCACCAATCAAGACATAATGTTTTAAATCGAGGTATCTAAAATATGAATCTTCTCTTTTTTTAAACTTAACAAGTTTTTTAGATTTTATTGGATCCCAATCTTTTTCCGTGAATATCTCTCCCGTAGAATACTTGTGATAAAATCCTTGATATTCTTTCCAATCTTCAAGGGTCATCCATTCATCACCTTTTGTGAAAAGATTTCTTTCAATTTGATTTTCGGGATAATATATTTTTTTTCGAAAAGCCATAATTTATTAATCCATGCTAATACGTGATTTAGTATTTAAAGTTGTTTCCCAAACGCCATCTTTTATTGTATGATTTATTTTTGTTACAGTAAACACCATTTTATATGTTGTAAAATAATGTTTTGGTATCAAATTAGTTGTTATAACGTCTCCGAATTTAAAGCCAGATACACCATCTATTGTTATACTTAAATCTATTGGATAAATTGCTTTATTTAACCAGTGAGCACTACCAGCATTTCCTTTTTCATCTCGTTTCATTCTTTTTATCTTCACAAGAGAACTTCGTACTTTATCAGACCAAGCATCATTGAATCCTCTTTCTTTTGCCTTACTAATTGCCTCATCGTAACCTTTTTTAGCTTCATCGTATTCTTTATCGAAATCATCACTTTTTTCAGCTTTTGTTGCCGTAGAAGTATCACTATTTGATGGAGGAACTTGTTTACCACCTTTAGTTCCACGAGCTTGTGCATATGCAGCAGTAGCAAGTGGTCCAGGAGGTTTAGATGATAATGATATATTTTTTATCAATGGCTTAAATATTGATGCCTCAAATAAATAAGGAACTACTTTTTCAGTATGTGCTTTAGCTAAATTAAAATCTTCAACTGAAAGTATCGCTGGTTCAGGTGGAGATGCAGTAGCATTTAGTTTACCGGATGGTTGCCTTGGTTCGTACATTTGTGGAGTTAATTGATATATGTCACCCGTTGCAACATTTATTCCTTTTGAAAAGGCCTCAATTAATTTTGTTATATTTTTGAATGGAACATTTGTTGCATTTTGCTCTACAAATCCTCTATATGTTTCTTTAATATAATCAGTACCCAGTAGTATTCCACCAATATCAATTGTTCCAGCTGAAACATTCTTTGTTAAAGATTCTTCATTTTCAAACGGTTTCAAATCACCGTATGACCCAAGTTCTTTATGAGGAAACAAAACTTTTATTGGAGTTGTAGATTTAACTTCGGTATTGAGTGAAGCCTCATTCCCGAAAGTTTGTATTCTATACAAACTACCGAAAACAGGATTATTCCCTTCAAAATCAGTAACTAACTTATTTAAAAATTCAGTTATAGCACCAAACTTTACATACCAAAATGTTTTTGGTACTGGTTTATTTTTTGGATTACCTTTATCGTCAACATCGGCGGATTCTTGGAACGGCAAACCCACGGCATAATATTCCAATTTTTTTGCACTTGTTTCACTTGTTCCAATATATTTACTTTGTCCTTCGGATAAATTTATAGACGCAGATAGTGCTGCTAAATCTTGGTCAATTATAGTGATAAGATTATCTCCTTTTAATGCTTCTCCCTTTGGATCTTTTGCTTCGCCTTCTTCTTTTGAACTTTGGTCACCCGATTGTCCTAAAGAAATAGTGGCAGCAGATACAATAGAACAATCTGCAGTAACAGAAAGATCACTATTAAATGACCAATTAAAGTTATAAATAATCCCCGTGAATTCTTGTATGCAAGCTTTTTTATTAGCGGCGGATATACTCCATCCCCAAGAAATTTCCACTTCCTTACCTGGCATAAAGAATGCTTCTTCCAATTTTCCCAAATCAAATCCATTTGCAGTTAAAACTGGGAATATTGTAAATGTGAATTTACCCTTGAGTAATGAGCCAATTGTACCTTCATTTGATATTTCTATTCCGGTCAAAAGTGGTTTTTTAGGAACGTTACGTTGTGAACTATACAACGTTAGATTCCCTTTTTCATCTGACATTACTTTTGAACCGGGAAATCCCAAAGATATTTCAGGATGATCTACCGATATAACTCTTCCCCATGCAGTTTTCTGATATGACCAAACTACATTTTGTGGGAATGCTTTACCGACTCCTCGTACTTTTCTACCATAATAAGATGCACGAGTATTTAATTCTGTTTGAACAAAACCATCAACTTCTCTATAAAAAGGATTGACATATTTATCACCAACTTTTGGCATTATCTACTCTCATTGAAATCATTTAACAAAGCTGCAATACCAGTATAATCTGTATAGAATGGTATTCTTATGATTTTTCCAGGAGGAATTATCATACTACCTTTACCCAACCCGTTCGCTCGTGCGATAGTGAACCAGAATGTTTCATCTCCATAATACTCTTTTGCCAATAAATCAAGTCTATCACCCTGCTGTGATACAATTTTTGTATCATCTGCACCCGTTGATAAGTCTGGATACATTATTGTAGAAATTCTCCTAACAGTTTTTACATTTCCGTCAGATTCTATTTTTCTAGAATTTGGTATTAAGTATGAATTTTCATATCGGTTTGCCATATATTTTCCTTCAATATACTAATTTTTTCTCAATTATACTGCACTACCACTTTCAAATAAAGTCTCGGCTGGTTCTATTCCCGTGTCTATCTTTGTTTCTTCACCCGGAGCAACTGGTAAATAGAATTTATTATCTGGATTATCCATATTAACATCATCATATGATTTGAAATAATTAACTTTATTTGAATCTTTTGGAATTAATCCGTTCTCTGGACTGTTACCTGTGTCATCATATAATGAGTACATGACGCCTCTAAATTCTGGTCTGTAAACTCCAACTGGAACAAATTCACAAGAAACTTGAATTGTTTTTGGTAATTGCAATACGCCAGGTTGAACCTTATCTTTATTTGCACCGGATAAATCTTGGTCTTCTTTTAATTTTGCAGTCTCCCATGTTCCTTGTGTATTATCAAATGTATATGTAAGATTTGATAAATATCCAGGCATTTTACGGAAAAGATTTCCAATATTCAAACGAATTAGAGGGCCACGAATCCAACCAGCTTGTGTATATTCTGGTGCTGTCCATGATGCAAGATAATTTAATTTTCTCCAAGTTGCTTTCATCTCATCACGAGAACCGATGTGAACAGTAAATCCAAATGAAACTGAGCGTTCATATCCTTGATAAACATATAGTGGGTCTGCACGTCCCATATATTTTACTGAGTTCCAACTTGGTTTGTGGTTATCTGTTATACTATCAAATGTAGCACGAAATACTATAACCTCAGCTGGACAATTTTTGTGTCCACTCAATACTATACTTGAGAAATAAAACTCTACAAAATCTTCTTTACCTGGAAGTGATGGATCTGAAAACTTACTCTTCTCATACACCAAATCTTTTGTTATGTTGAAATTTGCTCGTTTATAATCTATAATATTTATTCTATCGCCGCGGAACTCATATCCACCGCCACTCTTTAGTTTTGGTATAGAATAATTAGAAAATTCTGGATGCTTATTATCTGGGTTATCGACCGGTTTTGGTTGTTTAGCATAAATAATATTACTTACAAATGGTATATCTCTTTGTGCACCAGGTTTTCCGTGTTTACCCATACCAAAGAAATCTTCTTGATTTCTTGTATCATATCTTGCTATCTTTGGATTATTTATAAATGATTCCGATCCACTCAATTCTAAATCGTGTCTAAAATCATTAAATAGATTTGATCTACCACCTTGACCCTTTTCAGCTTTTTGTAATTTATTGTAAGCAAGTGTTCTATATTTTTTAATTGGATTGGTATTATAGTCATTTATTTTGTTAGATGGACCTAAATGCAATTGACTACCATTTCTAGTAGCATTGTCAGATGTTATACTTTTTAATCTATTTAAAGGATCATCATACTTGGGATTAAACGGATTTAGTTTTTCTATTTTATCCTTTGTTTGTGTTTGAACAGGTATATTTTCTTTAAGTTTAGTGTCCGGATTTTTCTTTATTTGATTTAATGGTCTTTCGTTCACTATTTGTGATAGTGCTAATATTATACCATAAAAATCTTTGCTTTCTAAATTTGAATATTCTTTGTTTAGTATATCTGTATATTTAGTTTCCTTTATCGCACCAAAAAATGATTCTCTTTTCGCAGAATCTAAGTATGCAGGTTCTTTTTGATCATTAAATAACTGCGGAGCTGTGGTGTATAAACCCAAATATGGGTGAGTTGATTTATTTATTGTTGTCCCACCTATTCCTAAAAATGAATTAGGTCCACCTAATGTAGAAGATATTCTAGCTATTCCTGATATACCCACTTGTTTTTTAGCATAATCAATAGCAGTATTTTTTGCAGTATCAGCAACAGAAGTTGCGCCTGATTTCGGTTTCGTCATTGGTAAAAAGGAATTCGGTAATAATTCTCGCATTAAACCAATAAGACGATTATAACCATCGGGGTCTCTTAACACGTCGTTTGGAGCATTTAAATCTGAAAAAGTTTTGTCATTAAATCTTTGATTTAATTCTCGATTCGTAGTTGCCTGTTCGTATTTGTTTAGATAATCGGAATTAAAAGGATTTAATCCGTGACGAGATAAATGCACTCCCGCTCGAGCCGTAGCCACATTTCCCAATAAAGTAATAGGATTAAATAAGTGAGTAGTTGAAAAACCTAAAATTCCACTTTCAGTTTTTTTAGGATCAACATCTACCATAGGATTCATTAATTGTAATCCAAGTTGTCTTACATTAAACAATAATCCCTTAACACTCGCAGTCCATTTTCCGATACGAACAACGTCCATCAGAATTCTTTCTGCCTGTGTTACAACACCACCACGAACTATACCATCGTCAAATGTTACACCAAATCCCCATCTCTGATTTTCAACTTCACCATCTCGTTGAATACCACGAACAACATAAGGTTGGAAGAAAAATGCTGGCTCTGAATTAGTTGATTCCTTTTGAAGTTTATATTTAGAATATTGCTCGTCAAGCGGTGACGGTGAACGTCTTGTTGTTGCCCACTTTGTTAAATAGCCTAATTTTTCTGTACTATCTTTTACTGTTCTCTCATACTTCTTATCAAATGAACCGGCAGTTCCTTTTGTCTTTAACTGTGGTATTTGATTTTCAAGTGTTGAGAATAATGTTCCATCTACCCACGGCCTTCTTCCAAGAGAAAGTGGTGCGTATTTTTCTTCATCTTGAGTTTTTAATCTTCTTTGTTGTGCACGATTTGTTTCTATCTCATATCGTTTATTAGGATTATCGTTTGCACTTAAACGCGGATTTATAATCGGATAAAGTGAAAGTTCAGCGGATGTCATTCCTACCATGAATCCCGATTTCTCCGATGGCGTAAATCCAAAGAATGATGTATATGGTACATTCTTTGTTGACGAAAGATTTTTAACGGCACCGAATGAGAATCTTGATGGTTCGTATGATAGTTTAGTCTCGCTTGGATTTATAAAGAAATTAGTAAACCCAGCAACAGCTTTAGGTGTATCACCACCTATTCCGAAATAATCTACACTCGGTGCCTGTTGTGAATTACCTTTCCAAACATATCTACTAACATCATTTACATACTTACTTTCAAGAGATTGTGCTAATGTATTGAATCCTGTTGCAGATGTATTTATTAAGTAATCTACAGCAGGAGCAGTTGAACGTGTACCAACAAATGTAAATCTTGATTTTTCTGTTTCATATTCACTACTCAATGATTGAGCAAAATTCGTGAAACCTTTATTATTAGAATCGGTAAAGTAATTTGTACTCGGTGCATTCTGTGAACTTCCCTTGAATGTAAAACTACTAATATCTTCTTTATACTTACTATCGTGTAATCCTATCTTTGTATTGAATCCTTCACTCTTATCATTACCAAAAAAATCAACAGGTGTTGGTAATGATCCCTTAAATGTAAATCCACTAATATCTTTATTGTATTTACTTTCAAGTAAAGCTGTTTTATTTACGAATCCACTTGCCTGTGTATTACCAAAGAAATCTATTGGTGTTGGTAGTGAACCTTTAAACGTGAACTCTGAAATATCCTTCTTGTATTCCGTTTCTAATTTTGGTGCAAACTTTGTGAATCCTGTTGCCTTACCATCAACAAAGAAGTTTGTTGTTGGTGCAGCTTTTGATGCACCATCCCAGTCATAAATCGAAGAATCTTTAACATACTTTGTATCATAAAGTTCAGCGTTTCTATGGAATCCTTTTTTAGTATTCTTTCCTGTTAAATCAAAATAGTTGACCTCTGGTGCAGATTGTTTTGTCCCGTCCCAATCATACACAGAAGACTCATGAACATACTTTGTATCATACAATTGGGCGAGTCTATGAAAACCTTTAGTTGTATTCTTTGCAATTAAATCAAAGTAATTTACTTCAGGGGAACTTTCTCTTGTGCCATCCCAATCGTAAATTGAAGATTCGTGTATGTACTTTGTATCATATATTTGTGCAAATGTATGGAATCCAGCATTTGTATTTGCTGAAGTAAGGTCAAAATAATTTACAGAAGGTGCCTGTTGTTTTGTTCCATCCCAATCAAAGATAGATGATTCTGCAACATATTTTGTATCATAGATTTGAGCAAATTTATGAAAACCTATTGTTGTATTTTTTGCAGTTAAATCGAAGTAATTTACTTCAGGTGCTTGTTCTCTCTTTCCATCCCAATCAAATACAGATGATTCTGCAACATATTTTGTATCATATAATTGAGCAAATCTATGGAATCCAATTGTTGTATTCTTTGCAGTTAAATCGAAGTAATTTACTTGGGGTGCTTGCTCACGTTTTCCATCCCAATCATAGATTGAAGATTCGGGTACATACTTTGTATCGTATATCTGTGCAAATTTATTGAACCCAGCAGTTGTATTCTTACCCGTTAAATCAAAGTAATTAACTTCTGGTGCTTCTTGTTTAGTACCGTCCCAATCAAATTGTGAGGATTCTGCAACATACTTTGTGTCATACAACTGTGCAAAGGAATGGAATCCGGCAGTTGTATTCTTTGCAGTTAAATCAAAGTAATTTGTTATTGGTGCTTTTTCGCGTGTACCATCCCAGTCAAACTGTGATGATTCGGGAATATACTTTGTATCATATATTTGAGCGAATCTATGGAATCCAGCATTTGTATTTTTACTTGTTACATCAAAGTAATTAACTTCTGGAGAAGAAGTTCGTGAACCATCCCAATCAAATTGAGAAGAATCTGGAATATACTTTGTGTCATACGTTTGAGCAAACTTGTGAAATCCAGCAGATGTATTTTTACTTGTTACATCAAAGTAATCTGTTTCTGGTGCTTGATTACTCTTACCCTTCCAACCAAAAGATGAAGCATCTGGTTGATATGCGGATTGAAGTGTTGTAACAAAAGTCTTGAATCCCTCAGAAGTATATTTCTTTGTTACATCAAAGAAGTCAACTTGTGGTGGTTTATTAAATCCAAATTCAGAACTTTCTGTTTCATATAAAGTTTCACCTTTTTGTGCAAACTTTGTAAATCCTTTACCATTAACATCAGTAATAAAGTTTGTTGTTGGTGCAGCTTTTTTACCGCCAGACCAACCAAATTTAGAACCATCTTTATATTGACTCTGACCTGGTTGTTGTTTAACTACAAATCCAGTCGCGTTTGTATCTTGGAAAAAGTTTACCTGTTGAACACCGATAATTGAAAGCCTTGATTTATTCGGGTCTTCATTTCTACCATAGGGAATTGTTTTTATTACCGTGTCAACATTAAGATCAGATGTATCTTTCAACATTGAAGATTCTTGATCGTATTTATCAGTTTCTGCAACTTGTAAAATTTTCTTACCTGTTAGTCTGGATTTTGTTATAAATCTAATTGGAGTTCCGTCAAGATTTAATCTACTGTTATCATCCAAATTAAATGTTCCATTCTCCACACGTAATACTTTTGTATTTGGATCTACAACTAAACCTTGTTTAATAGTATCTGTTATTATGTTTGGAGTTTGTGATTCTCTATCATAAGTTAAATTTGTTATATCCAAAGCTATTTTTGGATTTACAACATTGTTAAGCGGAGATACTAAATCTTTATTAATAATCAAAGATTGCTTAGTTCTGTCAAATGTAAACGGAACACGATTTATAACATTCGGAATTGAATCTTCTCTGTCAAATGTTAATGGTACTTTGTTTATTTTCGTGTTTGGATTCTCTACATTATCAGTAGGGTCATTTGGATTTTTTTTTATGTTCGGAGAACTATTTTCACGATCAAATGTTAATTGACCTGAAGTTATATCTGTTGTTGACTCTAAGTTATTCGTGCCAGGATTTGTTCTTAAAACAACAATATTAGATTTGTCTAATCTACTTACGGTTTCAAACTTTTGTATAGAATTAAACTTTGTTGCTATATCTTCTATACTAACACCATTGATATTTCGAGTATCGTAAGTACGATTTACAGATGAGTATCTCGAAACAGAATTGATAGTTAAATCTTCTTGTATTAATTTTTTTACATCATCAAGTTTTGTGGAACTTAACTTTTTTTCTAACTCTTGCGTTTTTACTTTTTTGACATTAGGAGAATACTTTGAAATCTTTTCACTTATAGGTTGAAAAGTTGCAAAGTTCTTATTATTAGTAGCCTTTGATGCCTCTGGAGTATTCTTTGGCTCTCTACTAACTTCGGAACGGTATCTTGATAAGTCTGATGATAAGTCTAATAATGCCATATATTGTTACCTGTTTGTTTAGATAAATATCGTAAAACAAGATTAATTAACCTTCTACGGCACGACCATATGTGTTATCGGTTCCAACCTGATATGCTTTTTTAAAGTTAAGTTGACCTTTAATTTCTTCCACAGTTTTTTCTCCAAATTTAATAACCGTTGGTTGTGATGCGGCTTGAGTAAATAAAGTTATAAGTGTGTCTAATTTTTTCTCTACATTAGCCATATTAGTACCACCACCCCCACCACTAATAGCACCTACTGCTCCACCAACAACACTACCAAATAAACCACCTATTCCCTCGGCAACGGTGGATATTACTCCGCCGCGGCCACCTTGTTTTTCTGCTTTTGCATCAGAAGCTCCTGTGGGAATTCCAAGTGCTTCTAATATAGAAGATGTTTGATCACTCGCACCAGTAGATGCTACAGTTGCTCCCGATGGTAAAGAAACTACCTCTGGGCCATTTTCTCCTACCATAGCTAACCCACCTTTTTCTACTGTTCCACCCGCCGCCATTTTTGGTACTTCTGTTTTCGCACCGCCACCGGCAGAGCTCTTTGTTTCCTCTGCGGCTTTTTCTTCCTCTCCACCCAATCCCAATAAATCTAATGCCCATCCAGGTAATAAATCTTTGACAGCTGCCTTTATTTTATCACCTATACCCTTAAATAAACCAACAAATGCATCAAATAAACCCATTACAAGGTTTACGGGTGCCATGAAAAAATCAGCTATTGCCTGGCCAATAAGTTCTAATCCCCCCTGAAGATCTCCGGTGAACAACTTCCCAATACCTTCGATTACACCCCATATAGATTTAAAAGGTTGTAATAAATAGTCTATTAAAATACCACCTATCTTCATAACATATTTAAATATAGGCTCTATTAAACTATAAACAAATCCAAATGCCTTTTGAATCCAATCAAAGAAGCCACCAATAGATTCTTTTAAATTTGTTCCAAATATGGCATCTATTGCACCACCGATACCCATTAAAATCATTTTGGGTATGCCAAGGAAGAAATTAAACATTGTGTCTCCGAGTGTTTTTAACCCCCCTTCAAAATCTCCGGTGAAAATCTTCACAACAGCTGAAATAATTCCGGCAAGTGTCTCTAACGGTTTTATCAAAACTTTTGCAATAATACCACCGATAAATGATATTACAGGACCTATGTATT